CCTCAAACTTATGAGGAAATTCAACTCTGATACGTTTATCTATTTCATCATAATACATTGTATCACTTGGGTCAAAACCTTCTTCCTCTATAAGTTTCCTATGTATATTAAACGCAGCCAAAGTCATAGTCTCATCTTGGCCAAACCATTCATTTTTACCAGCCCAATCTTCTGCCTCAGGGTCTGGTTCAGCTTGTTGTTGTGGCGCTGATTGCATCATAGGTTGTTGAGGAATTTGAGCATTGGTATACTCAGACTCTCTTTGTATTGTCATTCTATTATTAGCAAGTTTACTTTCTTCAACTGTAATCTTGTCTAATATTTCTTGAGCTTTAGTAACCTTATCCCAGTCTTGTTCTTGATAAGCTCCTTTTAAAACAGAATTAGCTTGAGCTCTTTGAGACTTTAATCTGTTCTCAGCCTCAGAATGGTAGTTTCTACTTAACTGAGATGAGTTTGTTTTTAAATTTTGATTTTCTGTTTGTAGATTTCTTGCATACTCATAAGCAGACTGAGCAGCTCTTTCTTGCTCTCTCATCTTCTTTGTTAAATTTGCAATTCTTTTTTTAACTCCTTTTGAGTAATTTTCTAACTCATCTTTTTCAGAATCTTTTTCAGACTCTTCTTCAGATATGTTTTCTATAGGAGCATCTTTAGATTTATCAGAGGATTGTTCTTCTTCTAGCTCAACAATCTCTCCTTCTTCTATTTGATTTTCGGCATCAGTAGCCATTACTTTTTCTTCTTGCATGATTTCCTCACGTTATAGCGTAACGATGTCATCAGGATTTTCTATAGTCGCGATAACTTCGTCGTCGTTTATAATACGGCATTCTGCATCGTCGCCAAGCTTAAACCTAGCTCCTGCATATCTACCAATAAGCACCCATTGTTTTTCCTGGCACCAGGGCGTGTCGCCAAACTTTTCTTTATCCTTATAACAAAGCGGACCCATTTTAATAACGTAAGCAACTACTGATGCTAACGCTTCTCTATCAACGGTTTGTTTTGCTATATGAATACCACCTTTACTAATACCTCTGCCTTTATAAGGCAAAATAAGCATACGCCAACCACTAGGGCTAGGCATCCTTTGTACTAAAGTTTTATCCATTAGGGTTGGATCGAGTACCCTATCTTCTGATTTTACAAAAGCTTTATCAGTTTCAGAATCGGTTTCTTTAACCTCTTCTTCAACCTTTCTTTCTTTTTCAATATGATCAGGTACTATTAATTTGCTCTTCTTCGTCATTTTCTACTATCCTCTCTAGCAATTCTCTAAACTCTTCTTCTACGTCAACGAGAGAATTGTAACGCCCACGTAGATATTGATAATCATCAAAATTTTTGCACCCATTCAATATTTGAGTTTGAGTGTCTTCCTTCTTTTCTCTTATAGCCTTCTTAAACTTATCAGCTATCCAAATTATTGACATTTAATAAATGCCTGAAAACTTACCGCCAAATTCAGCAGCGCCCATACCTCTTGCCTTACCCTTACCCATACCAGGTTTTGGAGTAACGCTAACGCTTACTTTTTTATTATCGTTAAATTTAACATCACCCTTATTAGAGTAAGATTGTTTCTTGCTAATAGATGGAGTTTTCATCTTACTTGCTTCTGTTCTTTTAATCATATTTATTACCTGATTTGTTTTAAACCAATATCAATCAATTTTAATTCTTTTTGCTGCTCAAGTCTATCTTGAGTTGAATCATCTTTCATTCTAGCAATATCCATTTGAGATGCAATACGTTCTCTATCTATATTATCCTGCCTCATTTTTTCTTCCGATCTCATTTCTTCTTTTATTTGGAACTGCTCTTTGTCTTGTTGAAGCTCTTGACCTTTTAAAGCTAGTTCTTGTTTTCTTATAGCAACAAGAGGGTCTTCTTGGGGTGGAGCTGAAACCTGTTGAGAAAACTGTTCCATAAGCTCACTCATAATAGGTGAACTAAACTGAGCCAACAAGTCGCCAGACTGTTGAATTACTTGCGCAGCTTCTGCAGGTGGCATTTGTTGCGCCTGTTGTTGAAGTTGCTGGTATTGTTGCAGCGCTTCAGGTGGCATCTGTTGTTGAGCAATTGAGTCAGCTTTCATCTGTAAATGCTGCATTATATGAGCATTTATATTAGCTTGTACTTGCGCATTCATTTGCACCGGCTGCATATTCAGTAAGTTCATATGTGTGGCTATATGAGCATCATGGTTTTGTTGCATAAATGCCTGAGCCATTCCTCCTCCCATTAACGTAGAATTTTCAAAACCAGATTCTACAGGTTTTGGAGTCGTATCAGGTGGAGGTATGAGTAAAGAGTCAATATTATCAACACCTAAAGCAGAATACATTCTACGATAAGCTTCATAGGTTCCGTTAGGTCCATGTATCTGAGGGTTAGATTGTACTAACTGCATCATTTCTTGAGCCATAATTATTCTTTGACTTGTTGAAAATATATCTGGGTTTGATACTGGAAAAACATCAACCCTTTCATCAAAGTCGGTTTGCTTTATTTGCATATTTCCACCAGCTACCGAATACGGATAAACAGGGGGAAGGCTTTTTGCAAATATAGTAGAAAGAAGATCAAATTCTTTCTTTTGAGCTGAGTGCAATCTTTTATGAATAGCTGATAAAACTTTTGTTGATCTTTCTAATAATGCTAAAGTTGTTCCTACAGGAGCTTGAGCACTACCTTCGCCAACGTTTATTTCAGCTATAGATGCAAATCTTTGACCGGATTGAACAAGCAACCCTAATAAATTAAGTAAAGTCCCACTTGGCTCTTTAAATGGTAAAGGTTGAATAGAGTCTCTTAAATTACCAGCTGGCGCATCTACATCTCTAAACTCACCTGGTTGTATTGGAGTATCTTCATCTCTAATTCTAATTCCTCTGGTTTTAAAACCTGCAGGTAAATTGGCTAAAGTACCGGCATCAATTAACTGTCTAACAATAGATGTTGATGCTTTTGATAAGCCTCCAATCATATGAGTTAAACCAAACCCATAAAATCCTAATCCTGGTAAGAATTTAAAATGTACGAAGTACGCAATCTTTTCTTTCATTGGATCGTCTTCGTTAAAATTTCTTCTAATAGATAAAATGTTTTCGCTGTTAGAATCTATTGTTACGATATAGGGTAACTTAACTTCTGTAGGCTCTCCATTTTCATCCATATCTTCAAAGCCTTCTAAGTCCAAATTACAATGTACTTCATATAAATTACAAACTTCTCCTGTATCGTAAGATGGAGCGACACCTTCTAGTTTTTCTAATTCAGTATCAACGCTTGAATAATTTTGAGAACCGTCTCCAGCTCTAACGTCTATATTTTTATAAAACCCAATAGCTTGTAATTTTTTAACATCGTTTTCTGGCATTTTTATTACGTGCGTAATACGAGGACAGGAATCTAAGTCAGTTGTATAGTAAGGAACAATTAAATCTTCTGGAGCTACAAATTTAGAAACAGCTCTTTGCATTGTTTCATCATAATAAACTTTTTTGAAAGCGCTTCCTGCAAGAGGAAGATAAAATAACATTTGATCTAATTCTTCGTCATACTCTTCCATAACGTGAGTAATCTGATAGTTCATAAATTCTTTTACTCTTTGAGCCTGCTCTTCTACAACAGAATTGTATTCTCCAACAACCTGAGTTTTTACAGGGCCTTGAGCTGGTAATAATTCCTTATACGCTTGAGCCTGAAACTGAGTTACTGATTCTCCTAATAAAGGATGGATTACGCTTGACGCTCCTTCAAAAGGCTCTGATCTTCCTTCTTCAAACTTCATACCAAGGTACTTCAATCCATCAGTATAAGTTTTTTCCCAATCCTCTCTTGCAGACTTATCATTCTCTATTGCTGCTGTAAGCTCAATATAAATTTTACCTAGTTCATTTTCTGAAACAACTTCTGCTAAATTTTCACCAAACCCTAGAGATGGCATTTCTATTTCTGGCTCACCTAAGATAACTGAACCGTCGTCTTGGTATTGAACATCTTCTTCTCCCATACCTTCCAAAATATCAATAATTTCTTCATCAATATTATCAGTTGATCTTTCAGTCGTTAAATCTTGAACTGGTTCTACAGTTTGAGCTGGATCTGGTACTTGTCTTTCAATTGCCATTAATAATAAACCCTCTGTCTTGGTCCTTTTTCTTCATCCTCATAGTCGCTATCCAAAGATACAAATCCGC